CTCCTATAAAGGAGGCATCAGTAGTATATTATATACTACTGGCACCAAACGTAAGCATCGACCCAAAGGTCTCATGGTTTCCCATGGAAATCGTCCGATTCGGAATGCTCACATGGATCATAGTCTCACGCCCGGATGCGCGGCAGCTATGCATACTGTTCATAGGAACAGATGTCACACGTCCAGATGTATTGATCTACAATACGTCGAGGTGTGAATCCACATCGCACACAGGAATTACCATCTATGTGCGGCATCTCGGTCTCACCGAGGTGACCATCTAGTCAGTCTTGATTCACCAGAAAATCTTCTGGTGGCATCAAGGGAGCTGGTTTAGAAATTGCGATCCAATATCCTGCCAGCTGAACCCTCTTGGCTTCTCGACGACGTTCGTCGAGGCACCAGACGACAGCTCTGTCGTCTAGTTGATTGAGGAGCTTACCACCGAGATCAAAATCTCGGCTGCGGTATGTATTCTTCTTGAAACCCAACCGTCCTACGACTGGTGGGTCAGGAATTACATCGCCTGTTACTCCATCAACCATCCCAAACGTCCCATCTGAGACGGCGACAAAACCGATTAAGAGACGGAAAAACTTCGTCTCAGCACCGATTTCGGGAATCCCCTCGACTATGGTTTTGAAGGGGATAGCATCGTTGGAATCAACGGTCTTTGCAGACCATTCACTCGCTTTGCGAGTTACCCAAACTTGATTGTTGGGTAACCTCAACGACGCCTTCGCTTGAGGGCGGGAAACCGGTACCACAGGAAGTGGTAGCGGTACTCTAGCATTCGCGTTTCTATACGCGGCAGCTCTAGCGGCATTACGCCGCTGGCGTCGTGAAACAGTGTTCACGGTATTATGGGCGGGACAATTCCTGGCCATAGCGTCCAACTCATCAATGCAAGTTGGGCATCTGCTGTTATTTGAGCGGTTGTTAGCACGCGAAGACATGGCGTTGGATGGATGGTCTGGACCTTGGATCAAAGTATTCATACATCCCAGGTAAGTCCGAGAAGCGACTTATCTATTTCTAGAATTCATCCACTTAATACTCGTCTCACATCTGGGGGACTAGCCCCTTTACTCAAAGCCCCCCATGTCTTCAATCAACCAAACAGTCAGGCATGAAGTAGGTTCCTACCTACTTCCAATGAAGGTTTAACGGACGGTACTTGCTCAATTGGGACCATTTTTGGTCCCAAAATTGACGTTCCTGCATCATCGTCCTTTTCAGGTTCGATTTCTGTAACAGTAAAATCGATTCCCTGGGTGTGCTGATCCAGCAAACTTACACGTTCTGAGCACATAACGGGTCTTTCCCTTTTCTTCGCAGCTATGTCAACTGAGGCACGACTTCTCAGTAGGGCTCGCATTTCTTTGTCACTATGAATCATCGTACGCGTAAACGTCTCGATTGCCTCGGTATTGTGAATATCCACTGTAGTTTGATACAGTTGTTTATTCGACACCTTTTCCGACCAAATGGGGTACCACATCCCAATTTTGGCGTTAGACGGCACGGAGGAAGCGCAAGAAATAGTACCACCCAGGTATAAACCTCTGTTGTGGTTAACTGTTTCGGCAAATAGTGACCTAGGCCATGTCATAGTTAAAATGAAGGCCTTATTCAAATTGACTTTTGTCCCACCATATAATTCATCACCGGTAGCCAAGTTTTTCAACTTGAGCTCAGCAGTGGCATATGTGGTGTTCAATATCACGGGTATATACATTAAATGTATAACAGCGTGATCTACAAAGACACGACCTTTAATCTTATCGGAAAACTTTCCGATGAATGATTTCGTCTCTTTGGTTGCCAATTCGCATAGAAATGCTCCAACATTTTGCGCGGGAAACGCAGCGCAGCGTTTAAGACCCATATTAATGTCAACTGAACCAGACAGAGCTTCAACAATAGCTTTCTCCAGGGATGTTTCATCTTCTGCAGAGAACGTTAAAGCCTTCATTGTCGGTGCTAACGCCATCTTCCTTTCAGTGGCGGGTCCTGAATTTCACAGCTCAAACAGCAACTGAGTCTTTGAGAAGACTTAATCCAGAAGATCCTCTGTGAAATCAGTTGTATTCAAGTAACGAGTAATTTGATCGACCAATGGTCTCAACTTGCAGGAATTCAAAGTTGGAAATCGTCCGATTCGGAAT